GATGAATGGCTGTCCGGTGACCTCCGTGAGGACGTTATCGGAGCCATCGAACAGGGTTCCTCTAAGATCGACAACTATCTCATCGTGGCTGTCAGCTCAGAGGGTACTGTTCGAGCTGGTGCGGGTGACACGATCAAGATGGAGCTAATGACCATCCTCAAAGGTGAGTACATTGCTCCTCATATCTCGATCTGGCACTACAAACTGGACTCAATCGATGAGGTCGCAGACCCCTCAATGTGGTTGAAGGCTCAGCCCAACCTGGGGAAGACCGTCACCTATGACACGTACCATCTCGACGTAGCTAGGGCCGAAAAGGCTCCTGCATCAAGGAATGACATCCTCGCGAAGCGTTTCGGGCTCCCTCGAGAGGGTTTCACCTACTACTTCACCTACGACGAGATCCAAGTGCACCGTCCACAGAAGTACTGGCAGCTAGCATGTGCGGTCGGCGCGGACCTCTCGCAAGGTGATGACTTCTGTGCGTTCACCTTCCTATTCCCGCTTGGGAACGATCGTTTCGGCATCAAAACTCGAAGTTACATCACCGAGTTGACTCTCATGAAGCTTCCGGGGGCTCTGCGCCAGAAGTATGAGGAGTTTCTCGCTGAGGACTCTCTTCGGATCATGAATGGCACCGTTCTGGACATGATTGAGGTCTACGAAGACCTCGATAACTTCATAACACTCAACGAATATGAGTGTGGTTGCCTTGGCTACGACCCGTATAACGCGAAGGAATTCGTGGAACGCTGGCAGGCTGAGCATGGTCCATTCGGTATCGAGAAGGTCATCCAGGGCGCCAAATCCGAGTCTGTCCCGCTGGGGGAGCTCAAAATCCTGGCAGAACACAGGAAACTGATCTTTGATCAGGAGCTCATGTCCTTCACGATGGGTAATGCCATCACTATCGAGGACACAAACGGCAACCGCAAGCTCTACAAGAAGCGCCAAGATGAGAAGATTGACAACGTGTCGGCTCTCATGGATGCCTACATCGCGTACAAAGCCAACAAGGAGATGTTCGAATGAGTGAGAAAACGAGACGAAAGGAGGTGAGTAATGGGTAGATTCATGGAACGAGTTTCGCACTTCGCGCATGCATGGAACGCCTTCTCAACTCCAGATTCTGACATATCGCCTTTCGGATCGAACGGCGAGTTCATGTCAGAGGTCTCAAGCAATGGCCAGAGTCCGAGCACCATGCGGCTTCGCATATCCAACGAACGATCGATCATCGCGGCTATCTATACCCGAATCGCGATCGACTTCGCATCAGCATCCATGCGGCATGTTCGTTTGGATGAAGATGAGCGCTTCGCTGAGACGATCTCTAGCGGTCTCAACAATTGTTTGCGCGTTGAAGCCAACCTCGATCAAGCGGGGCGAATGTTCCGGCAGGACATTGCCTCAACGATGTTCGACAAGGGCACAATTGCAATTGTTCCGATCGAAACGTCGATCAACCCGAAGGACAGCACAAGCTACGAGATCAACTCGATTCGTGTTGGCGAGATCATCAAGTGGTATCCGCGCCATGTCAAGGTCAGTCTTTATGATGAGCGAGACGGTAAGCGCAAGGAGATCACGGTCGACAAGCGGGCGACGGCAATTGTTGAGAACCCGTTCTACTCGGTGATGAACGAGCCGAACTCGACTCTTCAGCGCCTTATCCGGAAGCTCGCGCTCCTGGACGTTGTCGATGAGCAGTCCAGTTCGGGCAAACTCGACCTTATCATCCAACTCCCTTACGTCATAAAGACCCAATCCAAGAGGGATCAGGCCGAACAACGACGAAAGGACATCGAGTTCCAGCTAAAAGGCAGCAAGTACGGAATCGCCTACACTGACGGCACTGAGAAAGTCACACAGCTCAACCGTCCGGCTGAGAACAACCTTCTGAAGCAGGTCGAGTATCTCCGAGAGATGCTTCTCTCAGAACTCGGCATTACTCAGGGGATCATGGATGGCACGGCGGATGAAACTGCCATGCTGAACTATCACAACCGGACCATCGAGCCTTTTCTCGATGCTGTGGTCGAAGAGTTTCGACGTAAGTTTCTCACCAAGACGGCGAGAACCCAAATGCAGTCCGTCGAATACTATCGCGATCCATTCAAGTTCGTTCCGATCAGCCAGATCGCTGAGATCGCTGACAAGTTCACCAGGAACGAGATCGCATCTTCCAATGAGATGCGTGGTGCCATTGGTTGGAGACCGTCCACGGATCCGAAGGCCAATCAGTTGCGTAACAGCAACATGCCAGCTCCGTCGGAGCCGGCAACTTCAGTAGTAGTACCAAAACAGGAAGGAGACAGTCCGAATGGAAACTGAGCCAGATTTCTCCGGCTATGCAACCAAGGCTGGCCTCACGTGCTCCGACGGCCGTGTCATCATGAAGGATGCGTTCGCGCATCAGGACCAGACAACCGTCCCACTCGTATGGCAGCACGGACATACCGACCCCAAGAACGTTCTGGGTCACGCGATTCTCGAGAATCGTGCCGATGGAGTTTACGCTCGCGCGTTCTTCAACGACACCCCCGAGGGTCAGCACGTCAAGACGCTGGTCCAGCATGGGGACGTCGTGTCCCTGTCGATCTGGGCAAACCAGCTGAAGGAACGCAGCAAGCAGGTGTTCCATGGCATGATCCGCGAGCTCAGCGTCGTGCTTTCCGGGGCCAACCCGGGCGCGCTGATCGATCAGGTCCGCATCGAGCACTCTGACGGATCGGTCGACACGCTCGAAGACGAGGCCATCATCTTCACCGGTCTGGAGTTGGAGCACGCCGTAGCCGCCCCAGACAATGTGGATGCGACCCATGCTGAGGGTAACCCTCTCGGCGAGATTCTGGCCACTCTGAACGAGGAGCAGCTCAACGCTGTCAACTTCGTTCTTGAGGCGGCTATCAAGGATGCAAAGGGCGGCGACGTCCAGCACTCTGAGACCGAGTCCGAGGCCGCTCCGGCTGACGACGAGACCAAAACCTCTGAGGCCGCTCCGGCTGATGATGAGGCAGCCACCAAGGCCGCAGCCGACAAGGTTGCAGCTGACGAGGAAGCCGCCAAGGCCGAAGCTGACAAGACCTCCGAAGCCGCTCCGGCTGACGAGACCAAGACCTCTGAAGCCGCTCCGGCCGACGAGACCAAGACCGAGGACGCCCTCGCTCACACGGAAGGAAACACCAGCATGACGAAGAACGTGTTCGATCAGTCCGGCGCAGCCGGCACCGAGGGCGCCACCCTCACGCACGACCAGTTCTCGGCCATCCTCGCGGATGTCAAGAACTTCAATGGTTCCCTCAAGGAGTCCATGCTCGCGCACGCTGGCGAGTACGGGATCACCGACATCAACTTCTTGTTCCCGGACGCGAAGGCGCTCTCCAACAACCCGGAGCTCAACGCTCGCCGGATGGAGTGGGTTGCGAAGGTGCTCGACAACACCAAGCACACCCCCTTCGCCAAGGTCAAGTCGATCGTGGCTGACATCACCGCCGAGGAAGCTCGTGCACGTGGCTACGTCAAGGGCACCAAGAAGGTCGACGAGGTCATCCAGCTGCTCAAGCGGTCCACCGGCCCGGCAACCATCTACAAGAAGCAGCGCCTCGACCGGGACGACGTCCTGGACATCACCGACATGGATGTGGTCGCCTTCCTGAAGGCGGAGATGCGCATCATGATCGAAGAGGAAATCGCTCGTGCGATCCTCGTCGGCGACGGTCGCTCGCCTGTGTCTGACGACAAGGTGAAGGACCCGGCTGGCGCTCTGGATGGCAACGGCATCCGCTCTATCCTGAACGACTCGGACTTCTACGCCGTGAAGCACGAGCTCGTCGCCAACATCGCGCCGAAGGAGGCCGTCAAGGGCATCGTGCGTGCGCGTGCGAAGTACCGTGGCACTGGCAAGCCGACGCTGTTCATCAGCGACAACTTCCTCACCGACATCATGCTCGAGGAGGACAAGTTCGGTCGTCCGCTTTACGAGACCGAGCAGTCGCTGTCTGACAAGCTCCGCGTCGAGTCCATCGTGACCGTCGACCTGTTCGACGAGTACGACAGCCTGTTCGCCATCATGGTGAACCTGGCCGACTACACCATCGGCGCCAACAAGGGCGGCGAGCTCACCAACTTCGAAGACTTCGACATCGACTTCAACCAGTACAAGTACCTGCAGGAGACGCGTCTCTCGGGTGCACTGACGAAGCCGTTCTCTGCCGTCGTCGTCTCTCGCGGTGTCGGTACCCTCGTGGCTCCGTCTGCTCCGTCCTTCGTTGGTGGCACCAACACCCTCACCGTCCCGGTGAAGGCTGGTATCACCTATGAGCTGAACGGCGTGGCGCATGCTGCCGGCGACGTCGTCATCACTGAGGACACCGAGGTGGTCGCGGACGCGAACGAAGGCTTCTACATCGCACCCAACACGACGAAGAGCTGGACCTTCACCTTCACCGTCTGACGGTGATCTGAGGTCCTAGCCATCATGGCAAAGTTCTTCGGAGAAGTGGGTTACGCCCAGTCTGTCGAAGTGCGGCCCGGCGTGTGGAAGGACGTCATCACTGAACGAAAGTATTACGGTGATGAAGTCCGACCCACGCGCCGGCTGGATGAGGTTGAGAAGGTCAACTTCGATATCTCGACCAATACTGCACTCAGCATCATGGCGGATGCCTATGCGAACGAACATTTCTTTGCCATTCGGTACGTTAAGTGGGAGGGGGCGTATTGGACTGTGACTTCGGTCGATCCGATGCGCCCTCGCCTGCTTCTCAGGTTGGGAGGAATTTACAATGGCCCCTTCGCTGTTGCCAACTGAAGATGCAAGGCGCGAAGAGTTTCACGAGATCCTCGTTGGAATTCTTGGCAGTCGAAACGTCTACTTCCAGCCACCGAGTAACCTCACAATGCAGTATCCCTGCATTCGCTATAACCGAGGTCGGGCAAGTTCCAAGTTCGCAGATAACCATGCGTACCGCTTGATCAAGCAGTACGAAGTGATCCTGATCCAGGAAGATGCCGATTCGTCGGTCTGGGACAAGATTGCTGATCTTCCGATGACCACGCATGAGCGTTGGTACCCGGCAGAAAACCTCAATCATGACGTGTTCAACACTTACTTCTAGAAAGGAAGTAAAGCAATGGTAGGAAAGATCGTTTGGGACAGGGTCGGTGAGCGCAAGTACGAGACGGGCGTTGATCATGGCGTTCTCTACTCACAGGATGTCAGTGGTGACTACACCACCGGCGTTGCTTGGAACGGCCTCATCTCAGTCACGGAGAGCCCTTCAGGCGCCGAGTCCAACAAGCAGTACGCGGACAACATCGTGTATGTCAACCTCGTCTCCGCCGAAGCGTTCGACGCCACCATCGAGGCGTTCTCCTCGCCGGTCGAGTTCGACAAGCACGATGGCACCGTCGCCGCCAAGAAGGGTGTCAACGTCGGACAGCAGGGTCGCAAGCCCTTCGGCCTGTCGTATCGCACCAAGATCGGCAACGACCTCGACGGGGATCTGGGTTACAAGCTCCACCTCGTCTATGGCGCACAGGCCGCTCCTTCAGAGCGGACGAACACCACGGTCAACGACTCGCCCGAGGCGATGGCTCTTTCATGGGCAATGACCACCACCCCGGTGGCTGTGGTGGGTCTCAGGCCCACCGCAACGCTCACGATTGATTCGACTGTCGTGGACCCGGCCGATCTCGCTGCCCTGGAGGTCATCCTCTACGGCGCTGTGGCTGCCTCGGCTGAGATGCCGATGCCGGATGACGTCATCGCGTTGTTTACCGACCTGCCGTGATCTGAGCCAGCCGGCTAAGATCAACATCTGAAAGGAGGTCAGAGAATGCTGACACTACAGGTTTCAATTGAAGAAGGCTTCGACAACACAACTGGAAAGTTCGTTCAGTTGGAGCAGTTCGAACTGAACCTTGAGCATTCTCTGGCCTCCCTTTCAAAATGGGAGGAACAGTACGAGGTACCGTTTCTCAGCGATGATAGCAAGACGTCTGAACAGACGATTCGCTACATCCAACTCATGACAATCACCGAGAACGTTCCGGATTCTGTCTGGCCGAAACTCTCGAAGGAGAATCTTGAGAGCATTAACAAGTACATCAATGCAAAGATGACTGCGACGTGGTTCAACGAGATCAAGAATGTTGGGCCTTCCGAAGTCATTACTGCTGAGCTCATCTACTATTGGATGTCTGCATTGCAAATCCCTTGGGAAGCGCAGTACTGGCATTTCAACAAATTGATGACACTCATCAAGGTCTTCAACCACAAAAACCAACCGCCCAAGAAGTTGGGTAGGCGTGAGTTGGCTCAACGCCACCGCGACATCAACGCCCAGCGCAGAGCGCAGCAGGGCACGACTGGATGAGAGAGGTGACACGGTATGTCACGATTGGCCTGGGGCGCTCCGACTGAGCGCTTCTTTGAGACTGGCGTCGACCGTGGAGTTCTCTACGTCGGTGTTTCAGCGGGTGTCCCATGGAATGGTCTTGTCTCTGTGTCAGAATCTCCGACTGGTGGCGAGCCAAAGCCGGCCTACATCGACGGATACAAGTTCCGCAACATTGCCTCCTCCGAAGAGTTTGAGGCAACGATTGAAGCGTTCGCTGCGCCCAAGGAGTTTGCTCCATGTGACGGCAGTGTTTCGATCCAGAACGGCCTGATTGCAACTCAGCAGCCTCGTCGATCGTTCGGTTTGTCATACAGAACCAAGGTCGGCAATGCCGTCGATGGTTCGGATCACGCCTACAAGATTCACCTTGTCTACAACGCTCTGGCGGCTCCGGCACAGCGAACAAACACGACGCTCACTGACTCCAATGGGTTGAATTCCCTCAGTTGGGGTCTGACCACGCTTCCGCCTTCCGTGACGGGCTACAAGCCGACTGCGCACTGGGTTATCGACTCTCGAGATGCCCCAATAGGGCTTCTCAATGCGATCGAGGACATCCTCTATGGGACCGATGCAGCAGCACCAAGAATGCCGTTGGTGGGCGAGCTCATCAACGTATTCCAAAGTTAGGAGATCTTCATGACAAGACTTGTTTGGGACAAAGTGACTGAACGCGACTACGAAGCAGGACTCGATCGTGGCGTATTCTACCCACTCAATGGTCCTGGGCATGCTTGGAATGGACTAACTTCCGTTGAAGAGTCTCCTTCTGGGGGCGACGCTCGACCGAGATACCTGGACGGCCAGAAGATTGCTGACATGCGCCGAAACGGTGAATTCTTAGCGACTGTCAGTGCTTTCACGTATCCGGTTGTCTCTGGCGATGCATTGAGCACGTCTAAACGACCTTCTCGGTTCAGTATGTCGTATCGCGTTCAAACAGAGACAAGTTACAAGCTTCATCTCGTCTACAATGCGTTGGCCGCGCCATCTCAGAGGAACTACGCCTATGAGAGCACTGATCCGTTAAGTTGGTCGATCACGACTCGTGGTCTTTCTGGTCCGGACAACATTGTCGTGTCGCATCTAATTCTCGAGTCTGACACGGCATATCCTGAGACCATGGCCGCTCTTGAGGCAGTTCTCTACGGCGATGATTGGAATGTCCCACGGATTCCGATGCCTGATGAGGTGTTCCAGATCTTCGAGGACAACTCGATTCTCCAGGTTATCGACAATGGGGACGGGACCTTCACGGTGACGGGCCCCGACGAGGCTATTCAGATGCTCGATGCAACGACATTCCAAATCAGTTGGCCAACAGCAGTCTATATCGATGTTGTGAGCTACACGATCCAGTCGCTCTAAGATAGGAGGCGCCATGGCTACGGTTACAGGATTCACTGCATCAAAAATGCTTGAAATCGAGAACGCTGCTATCGTTGCGGGTGGCGTTGTTCTCGACGATCTCATCCTCACGAGGCATGATGGAACATCATTCAACGCGGGAAACGTTCGAGGCCCCAAAGGTGATACCGGCGATACCGGCAATGCGGGTAAGTGGAACCCATATACCTGTACGATCGCTGGTGTAACTCTGGGCTCGAGCTGGGTTACCTCTGAATATTCCCGTGTTGGCGATACGGTGAACGTGGCCATACGACTGTCTCTTGGTACTGGGTTTTCATTCGGGGCCTCGCCGGTGTTCTCGATGCCCGTTTCTTCAGCCAACACTATCGCCAATGGCTCCGTTTCACTTTTAGATAATGGAGTCGGAATATACCCAGGACACTTTTCAGTGTTTAGTGCAAACTATGTTCAGATAATGGCTATTACCCCAGCAACTGGTCTAGCAACCTATATCACTAATACCGCACCATTCGCGTGGGCAGCGGGCGACATGCTTATGTTCTCGCTTACATATCATGCTGTCTAACAGAAAGGCTTCTGAACATGCTTGTAAACACAATCACAACTGACGGCAAAACTCGGTTCACATGGGACTCAGAGACGGGGGTAACTGAGTACGAAGCCGATGGAACTACGGTCATATTCACCAGGCCGTTCACTCCTGCAGAGCAGGCATACGCCTCATCGGTTATGTCAACCATTATCCAGACAAACACCGAGGATCTTTATCAAGTTGCTCGAGATTCGATTCTCAAACTTCTCGATGGAATTACAACGGTTCAGTCTCTTGCTGACGGCACGCTGGGTACAGATGTCGACATCAATGCGAATCCCGCGCCATATATTAAGGGAATCGCGATCGAACTTGTCGAGATTGAGACCACGGTGATCGCCTTAGCTCGATTGGTTGCCGGCCAGATGGACAGCAACAACGTGGGTTAATCATCGACTAAAGAAGGAGCCGTTATGGAAATCTCGTTCAGCCACAGCGGCTCCTTTGACAAGACGGAGTCGTTTCTTCGCAATGCTTCAAAGGCAAACATCCGTGGCATCTTGGAATCTCTTGGGCAGCGTGGCGTTAACGCGCTCTCGTCTGGAACACCAAGGGAAACCCAACTTGCCGCAAACTCTTGGTACTACGAGGTCAAGCGTACTCGTAAGGGCTGGGAGATCATCTGGTCCAACTCCGACATCGAAAGCGGATTTCCTGTGGCTGTGATGCTTCAGTACGGCCATGCCACTGGAACTGGTGGCTGGGTGCAAGGTCGGGACTACATCAACCCGGCAATCAAACCGATCTTTGAAGAGATCGCAGACCGAGCCTGGAAGGCGGTGAAATCAGCATGAGCAGTAGCATTGAAGAGAAGGTCGTAGCGATGCGGCTGAACAACAGTGACTTTGAAGCCAACGCCAAGAAGACACTCGGCACGCTAGGCGATCTTGCTAAGAGCCTCAAGCTGGAGAACGCTGCTAAGGGTCTGTCTGCGATTGCTTCGGCAGCCAAGAACACCAACCTGGATTCAGTCGCCGCCGGTGTTGACGGTCTCGCGGGCAAATTCAGCGCTCTGAGCGTCATTGGTGTCTCTGCTCTTGCGACGATCACCAACAAGGCAGTCAACGCGGGGATCAGCCTTGTCAAATCGCTCACGATCGACCCGATAGGCGCAGGTTTCTCTGACTACACCGAGAAGCTGACCTCAGTTCAGACAGTCATGAATGCGACAGGTAAGAGCGAGAAGGAAGTTGGAAAGTACTTCTCCCAACTCGACACCTACGCTGACTTGACCATCTACAACCTTCAAGACATGACCGGGGCTCTGGCTAAGTTCGTAAACGCCGGAATCTCGCTCGACAAAGCAGTCCCGGCCATTAAGGGTATCGCCAACATGACGGCCCTTGCTGGTCAGGGTGCTGGTGCCGCCTCGATTGCCATGTACAACCTCTCGCAGTCCCTTGCCGGTGGATTCCTCACCACGACTGACTATAAGTCGCTCAACCTTGCCAATGTTGCCACCAAAGAGTGGAAAGACAACATGATCAAGGCTGCGGTCTCCGCGGGAACACTTAAGAAGGTTGGCGGGGACGCCTACCACATCGCCGGTGCTAAGGCCGGAACCGCCAGCACCTCTGCCGCACTCTTCAATGAGAAGCTGGCAGAGGGTTGGGCCACCTCCAAGGTTCTCTTGCAGGTCCTCGGGGATTACGGTAATCCGCTAACCGACATCGGTCGCAAGGCACTGGCTGCGGCACAGGATGTCAAGTCACTCCCGATGATGATGGAAACCCTGAAGGCTGGGGTAGGCACCACCTGGACCGACACATTTGAGATTGTCATCGGTAACCTCAAGGAGTCCAAGGTCCTATTCACTGGTTTGACCAACTATGTCGGCGGTTTCCTCGGCAAGATGGCCAAGTCAAGGAACGACATGTTGAAGGGATGGAGAAAGTTCGGTGGACGGCAAGCCCTAATCGATGGACTGACGAATGGGTTTCAAGCTCTTCTCTCCCTGATCAAACCGATCAAGGATGCCTTCAATCAAATGTTCCCAGCGATGACTGGCAGGCATTTGGCGCAACTCACCGGGAATTTCCGGGACTTCATGGCTGGCCTCAAAATGGGACCAGAAAGCATGGATAGGCTCAAGCGTTCTTTCGCTGGCGTGTTCGCAATCTTCAAAGTTGGCCAGACCATCATTTCTGCTGTGCTCAAAACCCTGTTCAATCTGTTCGGCATAGCCCAAGGTGGCGCCGGCGGGTTCCTCGCATTGACCGCAGCAGTTGGCGACTTCCTCGTCGGCATTCAGAAGTGGCTCGTTTCTAGCGGTCGAATCCAATCGTTCTTCTCGACGATCGACACCGCACGAGCAGCCGTCATGGTTCCTCTTATCGCCATCGTCGGTAATCTGGCGGAGGCTTTCGCCGCGCTCATCAGTGGAGATATGTCCGGCTTCACGAAGAAGATCAAGGAAGCCTTCGGCGGAATTGGTCCTCTTATCGATGGCGTTTGGAAAGGCCTCACGGCGAATGTCCAGAAACTGCTCGCTAACCTTCGGGATGGCACGGGCATCGCTGCCGAGTTCCTCAAAGGACTGGGCGTCAAGGCTCTTCAGCCGATCTCTTCCATGCTCGCGACCCTGGCCGAAAACTTCGGAAAGCTTCGTCTGCTCATTCGAAACTTCGGTTTCGACGTCTTCAACAAAGGCGTTTCAGGAGCAAACGGCACCGTCAGCGTCCTTGGTGCCACGGGAGAACGAATACGTTCAATCTGGGATGGGATCAAGTCGGCATTCGAGGCGACATCTACGGTTCTTGGCCCAGTGACAAACAAGATCGGGAATCTCTTCGGAACGATCACTGACAAACTCACCGAGTTCATCAAGAACTTGAATCTTCAGGATGCGATCGCTCTACTCAACACGGGGATGTTCATCCTCATGTTCAAGCAAATCAAGAACTTCACCAAGATGCTGAGTGACATGGTCAGCCCGTTCAAGGATCTCGGTCAGAACATCAAGGACACGCTCGATGTGGTCAAGGGCGCGCTCACCGACTCGCTCAAGACCATGCAGCAGGGTGTCAAGGCAAAGATCATTCTCGAAATCGCCGTCGCCATAGGCATTCTTGCTGCCGCATTGTGGGTTCTTTCGAGGATCGACCCAGGAAAGCTGGGCATGGCCGTTGGCGCAGTCTCCGTTCTGCTAATCGGCTTGGTGCTAGCGCTTAAAACGGTGATGGGTGCACTCGCAGTCGTCGAAGGTCAAGCACCAACGAAGATCGGTGCGGTTCTGGCGGCCGGTGGGGCGATGGTGCTTCTTGCAGGAGCGGTTCTGCTGCTCTCAGTAGCCGTAAAGAATCTGTCAAATATGAGTCCTGCAGAACTAGCCAAGGGCCTCATATCAACCGCGGCTCTCCTTGGTGCTCTTGGGCTCTTTGCCAAGTTCGCTGACATGGAGAAGATGAGCATGAAGGGTGCTGCTAGCCTGGCATTGCTCGCTGGAGCCATATATTTGCTGTCGTTCTCAGTCAGCAAACTCGGTCAGATGGACCAGGGTGCGCTCATTCAAGGAGCCCTTGCCGTTCAGGCAATTCTCATGACCTTGGTTATGGTCAGTACGCTCATGGGCAATCCCGAATCCCTGAAGGGCGCAGCCGGTATTGTCATCTTGGCCGGTGCGTTAGCAATCCTGGCTCCGGTTCTCGCGGCTCTTGGCCTGCTTCCATATGAAGTTCTCGGAAAAGGGCTCGGCACGGTCGCGATTGCTCTCGGTCTTCTGGTTGGTGCTTCGCTCTTGATGGCTAACCCGGAAACCATAGCCGGTGCGGCAGGGATCGCTTTGCTTGCTGCTGCTATTGCCATCTTGGCTCCAGCACTCGCGCTCTTCGGCGTTCTTCCATATGAGGTTCTTGCAAAAGGCCTCGTAACGGTCGCAATTGCTCTCGGCATTATGGTAGTGGCCTCACGTTTGATGGGGAGTCCAGAGTCGCTTATGGGCGCCGCAGGCATATTGGCTCTGGCATTTGCTATGCAGATGCTGGCGCCGGTTCTTGTGATGTTGTCCGTGATCCCCATGGCCAACCTAGGTGTCGCTCTTGGGGCTTTGGCTATTGCTCTCGGCATATTCCTCGTGGCCGGAGCAGTTGCTGGAACAGGTCCCGTCGCTGTCGGCTTGATCATTCTTTCGGCAGCGATTCTCGCTATAGGCCTCGGCTTGGGCATCGCTGGAGCTGGGTTCTTGGCATTTGCGACCGGCTTCGCAGCTCTCGTAGCTGTTGGGGCCGCAGGTTTCGCCATTCTCGTCACCGGATTCACTGGGTTGATGGCTCTTATCCCGATCTTCGCACAACAGATCGGTATGGCTCTGATCGCTGTGGCAGACGTCGTTGCGGCATCGGGACCCACCATTATCCGGGCGCTCACCACGGTCCTTATCTCGTTCCTCAAGGCCATCCAGAACGCTGCTCCTCAGTTCTTCTCCACCATGGTGACTCTTATTCTCGGACTTGTCCGAGCGGTTACCACGATTGTCCCGCAAGTTGCTATGGCCGGTGCGACGATGATTCTCAAACTCATGACGATTATCGCAGCATACATCCCGGCATTCGCTCGCAAGGCGACTGACCTGATGATCGCATTCATGGGTGCAATTGCCCGTGAAGTCCCACGGCTCGTTGATGCCGGCATGAAGATGATCACCGACCTTCTCAATGGAATCGCCGGCGCCATTCGAAACAACTCGGCAGCGATGAATGCTGCTGGACGGAACGTGGCTTCGGCAATCGTCGAGGGCATGGTCGGCGGAATCTCTGGCGGTATCGGCTCAGTTGTCAACGCAGCAAAGAACATGGCTAAGGGCGCTCTAGATGCGGCCAAGAATTTCCTGGGAATTCACTCACCGTCAAAGAAATTCGCCGAGCTAGGCGCGTTCTCTGGTGCTGGATTTGCTCAGGGTCTTCGCGGCAGTCGTCCTGTTATTGAAAAGGCTGTGGCGTCGATTGTTGACACGGCCATGGCTTCGATGCGCACTCTCGTTGCGGATACCAACACCGCCGTGTTGAAAGATGTAGCCGCTGCTCAGGCACGCTTAAACGCACTGAACAAGGCTAAAAAGAAGGACCGGGGTGCCATAAGCAGGGCCAAAGCAGCTCTTGCTGCGGCCAAGCTCGAGCAGAAGAAAGTTACATTAGCCAATTGGATGCTGAGGACTTTCAACGACGAACAGGCAGCGCTCAACAAGTTGTCGACCTCCTATACCGCGGTTACGGAAAGCCTTAAAGAGGCGAACAAGACCCTAGAGGACGCCAAGAAGATTCGGGATGACTTTGCCGGGTCGACTGCGGATCAGTACGACAATCTGCCGGACTTCACCAAAGAGACCAAGATCAGCGACTTCGTTACTGAACTTGAGAAGCAGGTTGTGGACACCCAAATATTCACGGCTCAGCTCGAAGAGCTCCGCAAGCAAGGGCTTAACGACGACCTGTACAAACAACTCCTTTCCAAGGGGCCAGACGCCGGTATGCCCTTCGCCCAGCAACTGCTGGAGGGTGGTCAGGCCAGCATCGATCAGGTCAACATGCTCGACTCGGCACTCGCCAAGGCCGCCTCTGCTCTGGGTACTTCTGCGTCAACCGCTCTCTATCAAGCGGCTGTCGACTCTGCCGCCGGTCTCGTCAAGGGACTGGAGGCCCAGCAGGCCAACATCGCTGCCCAGATGGACAAGATCGCCTTGGGCATGGTCACGGCCATCAAGAGGGCTCTTGGTATCAAGTCTCCCTCTCGAGCATTCATGAAGATTGGCGATTGGTCCGTCCAGGGTCTCGCCAAAGGCATTGAACAGTCTGCCTCGGTCTCCGAGAAGGCTGCCGAACAGGTTGGTCACGGCACGATCGATGCCCTCCGAAAGACTCTCTCCGGAATGTCGGAGGCAGTTATGGCGGGTGTCGACATCGACCCAACGATTCGTCCCGTTCTGGACTTGACTGCTATTCAGCGTGATGCACTCAAAATGGGAGAGATTCTGAAGGGGAGTGATCTGGAAATCGCTGCGGCGTTTGCTCAGGCGAAGGTTGCGTCTAATGACTATTCCTCCAACCAGAATGCTCAGCAAGAGATGGCTATGGCTGGCAGTGACACGTTCACGTTCAACCAAACGAACAACTCGCCGAAGGCTCTGTCTGAGGCAACCATCTATCGTCAAACAAAGAACCAGATTTCTACAGCGAAGGGAGCTCTGAAGAACTAATGCTACAACGTATTGAGATCGATTCAGCTCAGGGCGCCCTCCTCAGCCTCCCTCTGGAGGACTTGGATCACGGCTTTCTCCTTGAGGAAGTCCAGGGTCTCGACCCTGTTAAGGCGACGATCACAACATCGAGCTTTGCACAGCTGGACGGATCCGACTACCAGTCCTCCAGACGGGAGGAGAGGAACATCAAGCTGAAGATCAGTCTCGAGCCTGACTGGGGTGTGGACACTATTCGTACTCTTCGCAAGAGGCTGTACGAATACTTCATGCCCAAGTCGGCTCTGACCCTTCGGTTCTATGCAAGTGATGCCGACACCGTGTGGATCTCCGGCCGAGTCGAGTCTTTCGAGACCGCTCTCTTCTCGGCGGAGCCCGCGGTGGATATCTCCATCATCTGTTTCGACCCGGACTTCTTTGAGCCAGTGGCGATCGTTGCCTCTGGCAACACGGTGTCAACTCTTGCCGAGACCTTGTTCGATTACACCGGTACGGTCGAGACCGGCATCGTGTTCACTCTTCGTCCGAACAGAGCCATCTCGTCCTTCTCGATCTATCAACACAATCCTTCGGGATCTATCCGACAACTCGACTTCTCTGGAGCCCTTCAGGATCTTGACATTCTGAAGATCAGCACCATTCAAGGCCGAAAGTACGCTCGCCTCACTCGAAACAGCACGGAGACGTCGTTTCTATTCGGCATCTCACCTCAGTCGTATTGGCCAGAACTTCAGCCAGGAGAAAACTATCTGAGGGTATACGCAAATGGCGCGCCCATACCATTCGACATCGAGTACACCAGGAAGTATGGAGGCTTGTAATGGAGGTGT